TACCAACAGCAGATAAACACGCAACAATGAAAACAGATGATGGTGGGTTTTTGTTAGAGGGTAGATTTGAATTTGGTAAAGTTATTACTAATACTTATCAAGCAGAAGAAATGGCTGAAGTTATTTTAAGAAGAACAAGAGATTCATTAAGACTTTCAATTAATGTATCTTTTAGTGCATATGATTTAGCAATAGGAGATATTGTTAATATTACACATTCTAGTATTGGTTTTTCTGCTAAACCATTTAGAGTACTAGCAATAAAATTTAACCCTGATTTTACTTTAGGTTTAGATTTAGTAGAGCATCAAAATTCACACTACACGTGGGCAACAAAGACACAAGCAACTGCTATTCCAACAACAAACTTACCTAATCCTAATAGCATACAGCCACCAGCTTCAGTTACACTTTCAGATGAAATGATTGAATATGCTGATGGTATTGTAATTACAAGATTAAATATAAACATAGGTGCTAGTCTTGATAAATTTGTTCAATACTATCAAGTTGAAGCAAAACAAAGTACAGAATCTAATTTTAAAATTATTTCTAATGGTACACAGTTAAGACATGAGTTGTTAAATGTTATTGATGACGCTACTTATGATGTGAGAGTTAAAGCAATTAACTCTCTAGGGGTTTCAAGTACATTTGCTTCTGCATCAAGAAAGATAATTGGTGCAACAGAAACTCCAGCTAATGTTGAAGATTTATCTGTTAGTTTAGTAGGTTCAAATCAAATGGAACTATCTTGGACGCCTGTCGCAGATTTAGATATTTCTTGGTACGAAATTAGATACCAAGATGTTCTTGTAGGTGCAGTATGGAATGAAAGTACACCTTTAACAAAAGTAGTAAGAAGAAAATCTAATACAGTTACTGTTAATGCACAAACAGGAACTTTTTTGATAAAAGCAGTAGATAAGTTAGGAAATTCAAGTGCTAGTGAAACTATTGTAACTACTGTAATATCAGGATTAAATAATTTTGTGCAAACCCAAACATTTAGTGAGTAATTATGGCAAATTTTAATGGAACGAGAGATAGTAATGTTGCTTTATCAGTTGATAACCAAAGTAGAAAAGTTTTAATTTTAGATACAATAACAAACTTTGATGATGGTGTAGGAAACATTGAATCAGCAGAGGGTGTGTTTGATTTAGGTGGAACTGATTCTACTTCTAATCCAACAAACTTTAATGGAAACATTCAACCATCTGGTTTTTATACATTTGATAATACTTTAACTTTAGATGCAATCTATGATGTAACACTTGGTGCTAAACTAGGAATGAGTTCAGAAGATGAATACGATTTATTTGATGATGGTAGAGGTGCTACGAAATTTGAAGATGCCAAAGCCCCATTTGATGGTAGCCCTGAAGTACAATGTGGTGCAGAAATACAAGTAGGATTTTCTGATACAGGATTAGGCTCAATTTCTAATTATAGAAAGATAGCACAACAAACTACATTAAAAGGTAGATATTTTAAATTTAGAGCAAAGCTAACTTGCGATAACAGTAAAGTTAGATCAAAAGTACATGATTTAAAATTTACAGTTAATTTTGAAAAAAGAGTAGATACAGGAGAAGATATAGTTTCATCAGCTAGTGGAAGTAATATAACATTTAATAATTCTTTCTTTGCTACTCCTAGTTTATCAATAGCTGGTCAAAGTATGACAGTTGGAGATTTTTTTACAATTACAAATAAGACAAAAAATGGATTTACAATTCAGTTCTTTAATAGTAGTAATGTAGGAATAAGTAGAACATTTGATTATCAGGCACAAGGATATGGCTTGAAATCGTAACCATTATAAAATATAAAGGAATCTATGGCACAAGTATCAGATTACGTTTTGGACAATCAGGGGTTTGCTTCTTTTAGAACCGAACTTAATAATATTTTAACAGCAGTAAATTCTTCTAATATAGGAAGTTCTGCACCTAGTTCAGCAGTAGCTGGAACTATATGGGTTGATAATGGAACATCAAATACTATAAAAATTAAAATTAATGATGGAACAGATAATTTAGAATTATTTACAATTAACACATCAACAAACGCAATAACATTACCAAGTGGAGTTGCAGTAACAGGAACGATAACAGAAACCGACCCTAACGCATTACCACTTGCAATAGCTTTAGGATAAGATAAAAAGGATTATATTATGGCAAATACTTTTAAAGTTAAATCAAATGCGGCTATGCCTGCAAGTACAGGAACTCCTTTAACAATTTATACAGTTCCATCTTCTACAACCACAGTAGTAATAGGTTTAACTCTTTGTAATGTTCATTCAACTTCAGTAACAGCTTCAGTAAAATTAGATTCAAACACATCAGATACAGAAACAAACGAAGAAACTTTTGTAGTTAAAGATGTTTCAATACCAGCTGGAAGTTCATTAGAAGTTTTATCAGGTGGTAAATATGTTATGCAAACTACTGATATACTAAAAATTGATTGCTCTGTTTCTGCAAAGATTGATGCAACATTAAGTATTTTAGAAATAACATAGGATTAAGATATGGCATTTATAGGTCGAGCAGTAGCACCAACACCAATCTCTGCAAACGATGTTCCTGATTTACCAGCATCAAAAATTACAACAGGAACTTTTGCAGATGCAAGGTTATCATCTTCAAGTGTTACTCAACACGCACAATCAGTAGACTTACAACCAATTAAATCTGACATATCAGCGTTAGCATTAAGAGAAGCTACTAACGAAAGTTCGGCAAGTTTTAATTTACCAAACCAACACATTGATACGTTTGCAACAGATACTTTAGGAACTAAAACTACTGCACAAGTTCAAAGTGGTTATGTAAGTAGTAGTGCTGATAGTGATCAATCTGTTACAATTAATTCAAGTAATTACACAACTTATGTTAATTCTGACCCTGTTATCCACCACGCAAATACAAGTTCATTTTCAGGGTGGCCTAATGGAACTTACACGACTATTAGTAATTATAATACTGCTTCTGCGCCTGACTTTCAAACAGGAAGTTCTTTAGGAACAAAAGGGGAAAAATTATTTGGTACTAATGGTAATGATCAATCTGCGTGGGTATTATGGAACAGAACAAACTCAGGAACAACTAATTATTTTGCAACATTTATAGGTTTAGAATTAACTACACCAATGGCATTAAGAGATTGGTCTGTTAGGTGGCAGAATGGGTCAGGTAGTTTTTGGACTATGTCTATGTATATGTATAACAATGCTTCAGGTGGATCAGCAGGAAATAGCGACCAATCTTTAGGTGGTCTAAATATAAAATCAGGCAATAGTATTAGTAATGGAACAACTTATACATCTTCATCAGATTGGACAGGTTATAGTGGTTCTAATTTTGCTTCAAACACATCAAAACAATCTTATTTTTGGATAAACCCTTTTCATTATAATGGAACAAATAGTTATATGTTTGACACCTTAACAATGACAGGATTAATGGCAGTTCCTACAACAAGTGCCACAGGAACAATTATTCAAAACACAAACACAGTGGGCTCTGCTAAAACAAAAGTTGGAGGTACAATCTTATACAAAGATAATCAAGGTACAGCAACACTAGGAACTGATATGAAAGTTTATTTCAGTTGTAATGGTGGAACTAATTGGACAGAAGCATCAAGCTATTCTGCGATCACTCCTGTATATTCAACAGGGGTAAAACAAGTAAGACTTGGAGAAACAACTTGTACTTCAGGAACAGATGTTCGTTATAAAATAGAATGGGCAAATCAAAGTGCTGGAAGTAAAGAAACTCAACTACATGGAATAGGAACTAATTACTAATGGCTATTATTAAATTAAATAACAACGCATTAACAAGTGTAACAGAATTACCAAGTGGTGTAGGTGCTGACCCAAATGTTAAAACAGATTTAGCACGATTAGGTTTAAGAGTATTTGCAAATCAAAACCTTGTAGCAACTAATTCTAATTCAGCAAGTTATGATGTATTCCAAGATGATAGTGGAATAGGAACAGAAACTAATACTGACAGAAATGATAGTGAATATGTGTCTAGTGTCACTACTTCAGAAAGTGCTTTTTCAGATGACGGAAGTACAGATATGTTGCTTCATATGAACGATACAGGATTAACTGATAGTGCAGGAAATATTGGCGCACCGTCATTAAGTGGTAATACTACTAGAAGTTCAGCACAAAGTAAATTTGGTGGTTATTCTGCTTCTTTTGACGGTAGTGGTGACGAATTAGATTATCCTGACCAT